CAGAACTAGCACTACTCGCTCAACTTCAAGAACAATTCACACCTCAAGAAGCCTTAGATTTACTAGGTTTTGAGTTCACAACACTTTCAGGCGGATTGACTGGCGTTGAGTTGGTTGATGTTGGAGCTAAAGGAACAGGAGCAGCACTCGGCGCTCAGGCTATTGGCGGCACTCTCGCAACAACAACAGCAACAGCTACTGGGGCTCTAGCACTCGCACCAGCAGCCATAGCTTATATTGGAGCAGTCCAGAAAGGTCAAAAATTGACGGTTGACGAAGCTGATAGATTTAGAACAATCACTAAAGAAAGTTTAGGACAGCTTGAAGCAGATGTCGCTGGTGGTTATCCTATTGCTTGGGCGGTTGACGATTTAATAGATGCTGAGAGAGCAATGATGGCTTCAGACATGGTTTTAAAAATGCTTGAAGACGATCCAGTAGGGGCGGTATTTACAGACGCAAGAAATAAAAGAATCGAAGTCAAAGCAGTTCTGGCTGAGATTAGACGGGCTAAATTATCACTTGAAGACCAGATTATTTATCCAGATGTAAATAAACCAGCACAGCGTACTGAAGTATTATAATCATAATGTCAAATCAAAATGAAAATAAAGCAAATATACCAAACCCTCAGGCGGAGACTACACCGACCTTTAAACCAGAAGATAAGATTAATATCGGCTTGGTTGATGAAGCTCGCGAGAATGCTAAGAGGATTGAAGAAGCTAACGAAGTAACTAGACAACTTCTAGAAAGGAAAGAAAAACTAGAAGCAGTTAGAATACTGAGTGGAAAAACCGAAGCAGGACATATCGAACCTGAACCAGAACCTGAAACAGCCAAAGAATATGCCGCCAGAGTATTAAGAGGAGACCTAAATGTCAAAAACTAAAGAACTAGACATTAAGATCGGAACACCAGAAGAAGTCTTATGGACTAGAGTAGCAACAGAAGCCAAGGTTTTAATACAACAGAGCAAAGAGAACCTAACAATCCAAGAAGAAATGCTTAAAGTTGCCGAGCAGAAAATAAAAGAAGAAAAGTCTAAGATGTCTAAATAAAGAAAAGCTTTAAATAAAAGAAGCACTTTAAAGAGGCATGGCAAACGAAGCTATTCTTATGGTTGAAACTCATTTACCTGTTCAATTCACAGTCGCAGACGGAGTTGGAATTGAAAAAGGAGCTATTCTGAAGATGACTGATCCAATGACAGCCTCACTTTCAGACGGTGACGGAGACGTAATCGCAGGAATCGCAGCCGCAGAAAAGATCGCAAATGACGGAAACACAACTCTAGCAGTTTATAGAGGTGGAATCTTCAAAGTTCTAGCAGGAGCAGCGATAGTTGTTGGAGAGGCTCTGGATACTCACTCATCAACTGGAGCGAGCAATGAAGTCGCACCAGCACCAATCAATGGAGAAAATGTTTTAGGTATCGCACTAGAAACAGCTTCAGACACTCATACTTTACTAATGGAATTAAGACCTACGGTGATGAACCTAGCATAAAAATAAAATGGCAGACGCAAGTGGACAAGCAGATATTAGAGGAATAGACATAGACCGACTAGTCAAAGGTTTCGCAGACGAAGAAAATGTTTTTAAGAAATTTGTCACCAATTCTACTACAAGTGCTCGAGAAATTCGCTGGTATCAAAAGACCTCAGGATTCTTAGACACACCAGACACAACTGGAATCACAACCAGTCACATTTCAAACAACGCTCAAGGGGCTTTGCCTTTTGTAGCCGAACAATCTTGGACAAGACAAACCTCATACGTAAAGAAGTTTTTTGTAGAAAGTCCATTATTCTCAATCGAAGACTTAAAAGATTCAGATGTTGATTTACTGGCGACTAATGTCAGAGACTTAGTCCGAGCAGTTCAAAGAAAACAAGACCTAAGAATCTACTCAGTAATCACTGAAGCATCAGCAGCAACACCAACAATTCCTAATCCAACTAATGTCAATACAGCAGCAGCAAACGGTACTGGTTGGGATGACGCAACAAACGGAGATCCAATAGATGACATCTTATTAGGAAAACAAAAGATTCGAGCAGCAGGTTATGATCCAGAGGGTTCAGTTTTATTAATGAATCCAATCGAACACCGATTCTTATTAGACTATTTAATTAATACAAAGGGATCAAGCATTCCTCAATTCTCAAGCGAGAAAGTAAAGAGTGGAGTAGTCATGGAAATTCTAGGCTGTAATGTTCTAGTAAGTCAGAACGCAACAACTGATTATGTAATTCAATGGATTCCAGATCGAAGCGCAACACTAAAAACATTCATGCCAATCACGAGTTACGTGATGGATGATCCCGGAATTGGGAAAAAAATTAGGTGCCTGATCGAATCAGAATGCCTTTTAACTGATCCGAAAAGCGTAAATGTAATTACGGATACCAGTACATAGAGCTCTCGTATAGCGATTTAAGGAAATAAAATGACTAAAGAAAACTCTAGAAATTTGTATAAAAATTATCTTTTAAGTGGCAACACTCTAGCAGCTAAGAACATGCTAGACAAATATCCAGAGTTTGAAGAAAAGCCAAAACCTAAATCTAAACCTAAATCAAAAGCTAAAGACTCAGACGAATAGTTTTTTATAGTTCTAGCTTTTAGAATAAACATGGTTAATGTCGGAACTGGTAGTTCAGGAACTAGATTTATTAAAACTAAATACCCATCAGTCACAGGACTCGTAGCAGGTACAACTAAACAAACTGGAAGACGTATGAACTTAGTTCCTTACGTGGGATCAACAGTAGCTAAAAGATTAAGGAGAGGATTAGATGCCAAGAAATAAAACCACTAAACTTTTAAGAGACATGAAGAAAGGAACGCCAACAAGAAATATTCCTCTCGGTGTTGGAGTAGAGATTCCAAACCTATCAGGAATAGCAAGCAATCGAAGCGCAACGATTGAAAAATTAAAAACCTCAATGCCAGCAAATAATGTTCCATATTCAAATGGTAGCAATTTAGTTTCAAGCACAAATTTCACATATGACGGCACGGACTTAATAATAGACGCAAATTCAGCACTTGATAGAGGATTAAAAATTATAAATAGTGGAGCGGCTGGACCTAGAATCACTTTTGAGACGGTAAACACATATATTCAAGACGAGGGAACTCAATTCACAATCAGAGGAAATACGATTGTTAATCAATTTTATGTTAGAACCATTTTTGAGAGCGCAGGCGGAACGCAAGAACTTAACGTTGCGGCAAATCGTGTTCACATAAACGCTGGAACTGGTGTCGCAGATTTCAGAGTTGACGGAGCAAGCGGAACAATGATTCAGACTACTTTCGCAACTGATACAGTTCAAATAAACGCTCCGAATATTGGATTTTATGGAGGAGCAGCAGTACCTATAGCCGCACCGATACCTCCTCCAGTAGCTGGAGCTGTAATAGATGTTGAAGCAAGAGCCGCAATAACTCAAATATTAACCGCTTTAGGAACAGGAACTGGAGTCGGACTTATAGCATAATGGCACTCGAAGAATTGGTAGTTCAGTTTGGAGTCGGTGGTCTTGGAATGTATTTAATGTTTAGACTAGCAGATACGAAACTCAATTCTCTCGGAGAAACGCAAGAGAAAATCCTCATAATCCTCGATAAAATTCTTAATAAATTATAAACGAAACCCTTATATACTTTCTAAGTTAGTTAGTATTATGGTAGTAATAACAGAATTTGCGCTGTATACGATTGTCATAGTATTTGGCAGTTTATTATGGCAACAGAAAAGATGAGAACTATAAATGTAGTATTCGCAGAAGAAGAATTTGAACAACTAGAATCAGTCAAGATGAAATCAATGACGAAAAATTGGAGAATGTTCATATTAAAACTAGCGGGGATCAAATATAATAATGTCAGAAAATAAAGAATTAATTGCTGGATTTAAACTTTCAGGAGACTACGTTAGCACTCTGAAAGAAACTAACTTCACCGTAATTAAAGCAGAGAACAAAATGATAGACTTCAAAGGCGACGGAAAGCCTGAGAATAAGGTCGCAATGACCATAGAACTGAACGGCTCACAAATGGAGTATTTGCCAAACCGCACAAGCGTAGAAACAATGTGTAAAGCCATTGAATCATACGCTGTTGAAGACTTAGTAGGATACAAAGGAGTATTATTCACGCAAGACACTAACTTCGGAAAGGCTATTTATGTAAAAAATAATGACTAAAATACATGGACGCTTAGCAACTATTGAATCTTGGGCTAAGAACCCAATAGAAAAAGATTTGTTAATTGCTAAGTGTTGTTTAATCTGGGGATTGTCTAGACGGACAGTCCTCGATTATATTAAAATCCTGATTGATTCAGGAAAATTAGAAACTGATGGCAAAACAGTAAAATTGCCAAGGAAATAAAATGCCAAAAACAATAGAAGAAGAAAAAGAGATACTGAACCTTAAACTAGATCAAAAGATCCAGTTTGAAACACTAAGACATAAGAATAAGATAATAGAACTGAAACTGGAACTAGAACAGTTGAGGTATGTGAAATGAGTAAATTAGGAGTTGTAGAAAGATTAAAGGCTCAATTCGATGTCATGTCCAAAAAACTGGACTTAATATTGGAGATGAATGAGAAACTCACTAAAACATATTGTCAAGGTTGTGAATCAGTTGAAGTAGATCCAGAAATGGACTATGAAAACCTATGTAAGAGTTGCCGATGATGATCGACCAGATTAGGTCACTTCTTAGAGGCTCAAAGAGAGCTAGAGATGACCCTAAGTTCTTAGAGTACATATACCTCGTCCAAAATGGAATCATAGACGCTCTCAAGACACCTTTTTATCACTATCAGGACATCGAAAGCGTAGCCTCAGTTCTTAGGTGTAGACGCAAATTAATCCAAAACGGAGAGATACAATTAGAAGCTAAAGTCGAAGAAATAAGAAGAGAGAAAGAAAAGGAATTCAGAATCAAATATTCACAATGAAATACGAAGCAACTCACTTAGACATAATGAATATTCTTTTCAAAATGAGAGAAAGAGGAGAAATAACAGAAGAACAGTATTCAGAATCAGAAAAAAGATTCAAATCTCTATAAGCGTGTGTGTGTGTGTGTGTGTGCGTCCCTCTTTTCAAAACAGCCCTCTGGTATAGTGTTTATACACATTCATTTATATACCTCTGGCTAAGTTATGCTGATAAATAGGAGAAAGAAAGAGGATGGTAAACAAACTCTTTCAATCAAATAGAGCTAAACAGTTAGTAATATATAAAGTTGTGTAACCACCATTGAGTAAATTGAGGAGGTGGATGTGAAATCTTCGGGAGAGAGGACGTGATCTCAAGGTTTCCAATTTACCACTTTTAACAGAACTGCTCTCTCGCTCAACAAGGTTTTTATATTTGTATTACCTATACGAAGCATATCGTATAGGGTGAAGTAGTACCTCGTCTCGCTCACTCGCACAAGTTTAAAAGAGGAGGCTTTCTAGAGGAAATGAAAGGGTTACTCACCGTGTAGCTCCCAGAGGCTCAGCATAAGACACACGTACACTCGCACACTCTCTTAGGTCAGCACAGTCCTTAGCACCTATGACTAGCATAACCATAGCTACTCACTGACTAGCATAACCCTTGAACATTGGATTAGGTCGAACCGAAAAGCTTATAAAGGAACATTAGAGGATGAGGTGAGGAGGAGGCTTCTAATGGCAATAGAGGGCATATGAGCTTTATAAGGGAACATGAGCCTATAGATACCCACCCCTATCATATACACAGTCTAGCAGCCACAGAAATATAGTTTACTGTCTACAGCGACCCTCGAACGTCACACCACCTATATAATAGGTACTCTCTAGACAAATTTTATATAATACAAACAACTTAGTAAGAATATGCCAAACCCTAATTATGTCAAGGGACGAAGAAAGGAATATCAGATAGTCCATAGACATAAGGCTTTAGGACACATAGCATTCAGAAGTGCTGGCTCTCATTCACCAGTTGATGTGACAGCTATTGATACGAAGAACAAAGTGATCCATTTCATTCAGTCAAAGGTTGGAAAAATTTCGGCGCGTGAGAAAGAAGAATACCTCTCTCAAATTCCCAATGGAACATATAAGGTGGTTATGTCTTTAGAATGATAGAAAATTTTCCAGAATTAAAGCTTGATCCTTGGCAAAAGGACTTTCTAGAAACCTCAGGCAATAAGATACTCTGTTGTGGTCGTCAAGTCGGAAAATCAGTCATAGCAGCGAGAGATGCTGGAAATTTTGCCTTAAAACACCCAAAGAAGCAGATTCTAATGATAGCACCAACAGAGAGGCAAGCTTATGAGCTATTTGACAAGACTCTCGGTTATATTTCAGATAAAGCGTTCTCAAAGATAAAGAAAGGAAAGGATCGACCAACAAAGCATAAGATTAACCTCACGAACGGCTCGACTATCTGGTGTCTTCCTACTGGACTAGCAGGAACTGGAATCAGAGGTCGGACAGTTCATAGACTTTATGTAGATGAAGCGAGTCGAGTTCCAGAAGAAGTTTGGACGGCAGTCACTCCAATGTTATTAACAACTGGCGGAGATCTCATTCTCCTCTCAACTCCTTTCGGTCGTCAAGGGTATTTCTATAAAATCTGGGCAAACACCGAGAACTCTTATAGCAAGTTTGGTATAACTAGCTTAGAAGTCATTGAAAGCCGGGAAGTGTGTGATTCATGGTCTAAACTACAAAGAGATAAGGCTTTAGAGTATTTAGAGTATGAAAGAAGCGAAATGAGCGCTTTAGAGTACGCTCAAGAGTATGAGGGGCGTTTTATAGACGAATTGCGCCAATTCTTTCCTAATGACATCATAGAGGCTGTTTGTTCCCTCAAGAGTAGTGAAAACACCCAACGAGAGCCTTATCATTCACAACATCGTCAAACAGACCGATTCCTCGGAGTTGACATAGCAAGACTCGGAGAAGATGACACAGTTCTCTTTAACCTTGAAAGGATAAACCGAAAGACTCTCAGACAGATTGACATGAAGATACTAAAGAAGACAATGCTCACAGAGACGGCTCGAATGATACTCGCTGAAGACCGCCATCAGAACTTTAAGAGAATATACATAGATGACGGTGGTCTTGGTGCAGGAGTTCTAGACATTCTCCTCGAAGATGAACAAACCAGAAGAAAGGTCGAAGCCATTAACAACTCAAGCCGAAGCCTCAACCGAGAGGACACCCAAAAAAAGCGCCTGATGAAAGAAGACCTCTATACTAACCTTTTAAGAATAATGGAACAGAAGAAAATCCAACTGTTTGACGATGAGGAAATCGTACATTCTCTCCGATCCATTCAATATGAATATACGAACTCAGGAATCAGAATATTCGGAAGATACACTCACATAACAGAGGCACTCATAAGAGCCGCTTGGTGTCTCCATGACAAACGTTTAAATATATGGTGTGCTTAGTAAGATTATGACTCAACAAGTTAAGTTCATAAATGAGAATGTTCTAGACGAAGACGAGAACCCAACTGAACAAACTCTCGAAGTTTCAGACGACACTTTTGCTTTAATCCTCGAAATTAGAAAGCTCATAAACGCTTTAAGGAGAAATAAATAATGGCAGATACAGGAATCTTCACGAATAGAACTGAGGTTTTAAGAATGGCTGGAGCTAACGCTTCAAGTGTTTCAACGGCTGAAGCATTCACTAATGATTTTATCACTCAAGCAGAATCTTTAATTAACGCTCAAACCAGAACGAACTGGTCAGATTTATACTCAAGTCTTAATGTCGATGTTAAAGGCATTCTAAAAATGGCGGCTGCTTGTTGGAGCGCAATGGCAGTCATAAACTACGATATGTCTGGATTTACTTCAAGAGTCGAAGCAGAAACAATGCTTGATGTATTAAGAGACCGATTCGTTCAATGTATGAAGACGCTTGATGACGCAAACGTGAGACAATTCGTAGAGGACGCATAATGCCAGTACCAATTGTATATAGAGCAGGTGGAGATGTTCAAGTAAATTACGACTTCGCAGATGTTATTTCAGGAACGGGATTCTTTAACCTCTATTTAGCTGAAGCTTTAGACGATACAGGCTCAAGCACTTATTTCGCAACTAGAGACGTTGGATTTATGTCAAATACAGTTTTAAGTGAGAACACAGCTCGAAATTTTGATTATCCACTAGACCGACCATTGACAATCCATGGAGATGTTACAATCAATCTAAACTGGGGGGGCACATATCCAGCTGGTGGATCAGGTCCAGCAGTTGTCACAGTAAAGCTTCAAAAGTGGGACGGCTCAACAGCCACTGATTTAGGAGACGCAAATAGCGGAAGCGTTACTGTAACGGGGTCAAGTCAATCTTATTTCTATTCAGGTTTAGTTATACCAATCACAACACCTCAAAACCTCAAGAAAGGAGAAAGCATAAGAATCAGATTCGAGAAGACACATGTTGGAAATCCGAATGTTCAACTGGCTCACGACCCAGCAGATCGAACATCTTGGGGAGCAGGATCAGATGTGACGGCTTCTTCATTCGCAAGAATACCATTAAGACTAAATTTATAAATAAGGAGAGATAAATAATAAGATGCCAGAATACGACATAGCAGGATCAACCAGCAGCGACTTAACTGGAACTATGGACGATGTAACCGTACCTAGTCAAGACACTGACGGAGTGACTGGCAAAGAGACTTCATGGCAGAATACTAAATGGTCTCAATACTTCGGTTATTATAAATCAATTCCAGAACTAAAAGCAGCCTTGGACGCTCGAAGCGTATGGACGGTTGGTCGTGGATTTAAAACAGACGATATAACGACTGAAGTTTATTTAGATTCAATTAAGGGCTGGGGCAATGATTCCTTTAATTCAATTCTCAAGAATATGATAGTAACTCGGAGAATAGGTGGAGACGCATATGCTGAGATTATAAGAGATCCAACAACTAAACAGCTAGTTAATCTCAAGCCTCTAGATCCCGGCTCTATGAAGATCGTAGTCAATGAGAAAGGAATGATCAAGAGATACGAGCAAGTTTCAAAGACTGGAAAGAAGACTCAGAAATTTAAACCTAATCAAATCTTTCACTTAACAAACAAGAGAGTAGCTGATGAGATTCACGGAACTTCAGACATCGAAGCACTAGAAGAAATAATCAAAGCAAACTATGAATCATTCCAAGATATGAAACAGCTCCAACATCGACACGTCAAACCAATCATGGCGTTCAAACTCGATACAGACAACCAGACAAAGATTGACGCATTCGTCACAAAAATGGACGAAGTCATAAACAAAGGAGAGAACATTTATATTCCAAAGGACACGGTGGACTTCGAGTTAGTCTCTGTTCCTAGTAATGCTACACTTAATCCTCTACCATGGAGAGCACACCTGAGAGATTACTTCTTTCAAGTCGTCGGGATTCCTCAGATTATTCTTGGCAGCTCTGGGGACTTTACCGAGAGCACAGCAAAGATAGCATATCTAGCATTCCAACAATCAGTAGAAGATGAACAGCAAGACATCGAATATCAGATTTGGAATCAATTATATTTAAAGATCGAACTAACATTCCCAGCTTCACTTCAAAACGAACTATTAAGCGACGAAGCCAAAGACGGAGCTTCAACACCTGAAGCACCAATCACAGCTCCAGCACTTCAGACTTCTGATATGACTACTGGTTTAGGGAGTGGCACATAATGGCGTCCATATTTGAAAGGTTTAGAAAACGAATAATAGAGGGTTCTCAGGAATTAAGAGAAACAGCAGAAGCTACTGAAACTCAACGAAGAACTGAAGCAGAACAGAGACGGACGAGCAGAGATCCAGATGTAATGACTACTAGAGCCGAACCAGTGGTTTTTGAAGCTCGAACTGCTCAGACAGAAAGACCGAGTGTTGAAGAACTTGAAGAAAAACGAGCGCGTCAATTTTCTCATGGCGTAGGTGACGATTTATTTCAAAGAACTAGAGGCAAAGAGGGAAATATCACACTAACAACTGGCGGAAAGAGTATAACTATGACTGCTAAAGAATTCGCAACTTTTCAAGCAATCTCAGAAATGAGAGCTGGTGGTACTGGTCAAGGTTTCGGGACTGGAGCTTCAAGTAAATTAGTACAAGACACGCTTAAATCCGACATTTCATCACAGAACGAAATTGAACAACTAAATAATCAAATCAGACAGGAGCTCGAAGCTGCTGGAGAAAGAACGGATTTCGCTCCAGAACTAGCACTACTCGCTCAACTTCAAGAACAATTCACACCTCAAGAAGCCTTAGATTTACTAGGTTTTGAGTTCACAACACTTTCAGGCGGATTGACTGGCGTTGAGTTGGTTGATGTTG